GTTAAAAAGAGTGCAGATGACGAGAATTGTTTTATTAGCTCCAGGTGATGTGATTGAACGGTGTGAGGCGGAGATTAAGGAACGTGGGATTAAAACGAAGATTAAAGATTGGAAGGACGATAAAACTAAAGAGGAGCAAAAGCAAGATAAAGGTGCAGAAAGTACCGTAGATGGACATAGAAATGGAGTTGCTGAGAGTATTGGAGAGGGACGATCTAGAGAGGATACTCAGTCTTTGGATGGCGGTACTGGAGGGCTTCCTGGACGACGAGAGCTTGGAAGTGGAAAGCGAAGAGATACTGCAAGCGCACCCGAGGGAAGTCGAAGAGATGATAAAAAGGAAAAGAATACACAATTGCCAGTATTGTTGGACAAACCAGAAACTAAAACTGAAGATCTTAAAGAAGGAAAGGAGGATAAAGAACATGTTGGAGCGAAATTTAATGGAGACAAAGGCAAAGAAACAGCTGTTCAAATAAAAACAAAGATTCTCGTATTACACGATGAGATCGCTGATAAGCTAGAAGAAGAGTATGACATGAAAGTTGAGACAACGATTGGCAAAATGACTTTGGACGATGATATTATGATCTTGGAATTTGGACCAGCCTTGTTAAAAAGAATGGGATTTGGGACAGATGTAAAGGATGAACAAAATGATGAAATGAAACGGTTACGGAGAGTGTCTGAAACGGTTAATACAAAGAAGAAAACAGGCACAATGAAGAAAACGGTTAGAGTTGATAGTGAAAAGGGTTTATCTGAACTTGTGGGGCGTAGGCGCATTGATCCTTCGACGAAGAAAAATCTAACGCACAACACTACCCGTGTTTCCTTAATTTCTAATGCAATTGAAGATGTGGAGAGAGCACATGTGATATTTACCGCGCCAACCGGCGACACTAATTGGAAGGAAGTCGCGAGAACCGCTACAAGGAGATCTAATATTCGAGCGTATCGCCATACACCTGGTGAAGTCAGCCTCGTTGAGGCATTCACTACGTTGCTTGACGTAGTCTAATCATCCACGGAGTTAATCGTTTCTACGTCGTACGCTCTTCAAAGATAC